AAACTTAAATCGCTTAACGAAAGGATTAACAATGACAACATACGATTTAATAAACTTTGACCCATTTAAAAACTTCTCTATCGGATTCGATAGAATGTTTGATTCATTAAATGAGGTCTCTCGAATAAACACTTCAAACTTTCCACCTTATAATATACGAAAGTTAAAAGAAGGTCAGTATCAGGTAGAGATGGCACTAGCTGGTTTCTCTAAGTCTGATATTAATTGTGAGTTGCAAGATGGAATACTTACAATAGAAGCTAAGAAAGAAAAAGATAGTGATAACTTGATTCATCAAGGTATTGCTTCTAGAAGTGTGTTACGAAAGTTTACTTTGTCAGAGTACATCAAGGTAGAAGATGCAGATTTTAAAGATGGAATACTTAAAATCAAACTCTATCAAGATTTACCTGAAGAGAAAAAACCACGAACAATAAAGATTAAGTAATTAGTCTTTACTGTCATGGTGGTATCAGTACAACTCCAACGAGTACAACTGCTCTACCACCATAAAAAAATAAAGGAGAAAAAAATATGTTACCTTATAAATTATTATTTAATATAGGTTCAAAAGCTGTCGGTTCGTTTATGGGTAGACGAAGAGAAAAAGCTGATAGAGCACACCAAGTAAAACTTCAAGAAATGGCTACTGGAAATGAAAGAGCTAAAAGAAATGGTTCTTTATTTTTAGATTTAATATTAGGTGCATTTATCTTAGCACCATTAGGCATCCTTGCTTATGCTACATTCTATGGTAATGTAGATATGCTAACAAAGGTTGAGTTTTATTTTGAACAGTTAAAAACTATACCTGAAGTATATTTATACTTAATTTTTATAGTAGTAGGTGGGAACTATGGAATATCTGTTACAAGTTTATTAAAGAATAGAAAAAAATAATGGATAAATTTGTATACAAGTTTTGTGATTTGATAGATGGTTTTAATACTTGGCTTAATAATCTATTTGCACCTCGATGTAAATGTAAAAGAAAAGATAAAACTAAATGAAAATATCAGATAACACAGCGATAAGTATGCCAATGAGAAACTTGCTTTCAATTTTGGCGGCAGTTGCAGTAGGTGTATGGGCATATTTTGGAGTCATTGAACGTATCAACTCAATAGAGAATGATAATGTTTTAATGAAAAAAGATTTAGACCAAGCAGTTGAGTTTTCTATTAAATGGCCAAGAGGAGAATTAGGTTCACTTCCAGCAGATAGTGAGCAATTTTTATTGATTGAAAGCTTATTATCTGATGTTGAATATATCCAATTAGAAATTAAAGAATCAAGACATAATGCAGTTAATATTTTAAGACTACAAAAAGATGTAGATAAAATTTTAACAGTCATAGAAGTTCTTAAAGACAAAGTAAGAAGTAATGGTAATACACATGACTGAGATAGTGATAGCTTTATTAATGATAATAAATGGCGAGATTAAAGAACATAGAATACAGCCCACAATGAGTGAGTGCCTTAAAGGAAAGAGGATTGCTATGAGAGTATATAATAAAAATGTACAATACCAATGTATCAAATCTGAAGCAGAAACAGAAATTTATATGGGCGAAAAATCAATCAAAAAATTAATATTAAAATAATTATGGCTAAATGTAAAGATTGTTTTTGTGATTGTCATTGTAGTGTTAAAGGACACTCCGATGCCACAGGTGTATGTCCTTGCGAGAAATGTAATTGCAATCCTCAAGGTGCTAAAGTAAATGATGATGAATGTTTAAGTTGTCAATAGAATGGAGATAGCATGACGAAAAAAAAGAATAAGAAAAAAGATAAGAACTATCTTAAAAAATTAAATAAGAAAAAAGGTAAGAAGAATAAGAATAAAAAGAAAAAAAGATAATTTAATTAATGCTTAACGACAAACTTATAACAAGACTAATGGCGACTATTGAAAATGAACTATCAAACTTTAAAAAATTTTCAAAGAAGAAGAACAATAAGAAAAATAAAGGACAAAAGGACTAGATGGATGCGTTACTTTACAATTCTTTTAATGACCTTAATGTTTACATTAGCGTGGTGTGCACCAACACAAGGCAAGAATGAATATAACTTTAGTGATAACAATATGTGGAATACTGGGATGTTTACCACCTCTTACACATGATAATTGGAAGTTTGAAACAGAAGAACAATGTATGTACAAAGGGTATTATCATATAGCTGAAGTTGCCGAAACATATATGAAGACTGTAGGGATAGAAGAATTTAAAAAACAAAAAATCAAGATGCTGTATAATTGTTTTCCTATAGAGAAGTTAAATAAAGAACCAGTTAAATTAGAAAAAGATGCTTAAGAAAAGGATACATCCTTTGCAATCTTTTCTAAGTACTTATGTAAGTCTGAAAAATTAGTCTTACACTCTCTCAACAAAGCTACAATAACTCCTGCATTTTCTTTTTTAAAATGTAGTTTAATCTTTTCTACTGGATAAGTTTTTAATTCAGTAATAAAATGTCCTTGATTATTTATAATCAATTTAAAGCCCATCAAATCAGCTTCTTTTCTTTTAACTCGTTTATGTTTATTTAATTTTCGGTGTGGTCGCATTCGCTTTCCTCATTAAGTCTACAAAGAAATCATCATCATCGCTTTTGTTTACTTTTAATTTTGTTAAAGGTTTGTCACCCTCTTTATATATTTCTACACTTCTAACTCTAACAGGGTTAGTCATAAATATAGGGAGTCTTGGATTGTCTACACTTTTAACCATAAAGAAACCATCATCAGCAATTCCAAATGTTAAAATATTTTTAATATCTATATCATCTAAACCCACTAAACATAATCTCATATTATACTTACTGGCTTTTCCAGTAATAGGTTTACCTTTTAAATCATAAATTTTCTCTACCATTTAATTTCTTACAATATGTTTTCTTAATGCTCGAACAAGTTCTTCAACTTTATCTATGATAGCAATTAAAGATTTATCTTTTATATAACCTTGTTCTTTTTTTAATTCATCATATTCTTTTAAGGGTATTGAAACAGTTCGTCTTGAACTAACTTCATCTTCATAAGAGGATGCTTCAGCCCTATCTTGTTCTTCATTCATTATGTAATCTTTCTTTCTGCTTCTTCTTTAGTGATACCTGCATTACGATACTCTTCCTCTTCAGTCATAACATTAATCTTTTCTTTTTTAGAATCATCAATAACTATAGGACCAACAACACCCACTTGTCCATCATCATCAGCTAAACTATCAATGCTTGTTGTATAATGGTCATTAAGTCTTTCATTATTTTTTGTTATCTTTTTCTTAAGATGTTCCTTGAGTTCAGAAATTCTAACAAATAATATTTTATCTCTAGTGGGGTTGATACCATAGATATATAAATCATTTAAGCTTGAAATTAATCTTCTAAATCCTGATGCTCTTTTTTCTAATTGTCTTATGGTTGCTTCGTCATTACTCATTATAATCCCTTTCCAAAATCATTTCTAAATAGTGTATTGCTTTTTGTATATCCTTTTCTTTTCCTTTTTTCTTATGTCTACAAATATATTTAATTGCATTTCCTTCTGCAAATAATAAATTGTTTTCATTAATAAATTCTGCAGGTTGTATCTTCATACCTTTATAATGGTTTCCATCTACCTGCTTATCAAGTGAATCATATCCTAGACTTTTAAACATATCTTTATTTGTCATATCTATAATGCGTAACACCCCTCAGTAAATAATTCTTTAATAGGTAACACTACACATTTAGATGCTCTATAATCTCCTATCTCTTTTGTGTGTGTCTTTTTATATTTCTTAACAATCTTTTTTAATCTTGCTACTCGGAAGACTAACATACAATGTTCTTTACCATTAAGTTCTAGTATATGAAACCACCATTTAGATTCTGTCTTCTCTACACCACTTGGCTTACCTCTAAATTCATATTCAATAGCAATATTACCTGTCTTTCTCCACCAACTACGTTCAGTTTTAATCTCAACCTTACCTCCCATTAATAAATCAGCTACTCTCTTCTCTCGTATCTGACCATACTTTAAATCTAAATCAAACTTAGTATTCTTTGTCATTATAAAGGTCCATGCTCCATCATCTTCTGTCTCCTTAATTGTTTCTCTGTAGGTTGTAAGCAATTATTTAAATCATCTATAGTCCAATGAGGATTCTTTTTTAATTTTTTAACTATCCATTTATAAGACCATGGTTGTAAATGTAATGTTGTACCTTGCCAATAATGAGTTTGATTAGGTAATAATTTAAATACATTCTTTACATTAACTTTCTTTTGTTCATCAGGATTTAATAATCCTTTAAGCCATTCAACCATAATATGTTTAGCTTTATTTCTTATCTTACTCATCCCTTTTGTATTCATTTCTTTTCTTCCAATATTTATAAAACCCTTTATCTTTAAAGTAAGTATCTATTCTATCAGATGATACTTGTTCTGTTACTATTACATCATATAAATTTTCGTAATCTCTTTTATCTATTATCATTATTCTTTTTCCATCATGGGTGCATTGACAATAGGTTCTAAATCTTCTTGTAATTTTTCTGATTCTGTTTTTTCTTTTAGTTTACGTTCTTCTGTTTGTCGTCTTGATTCTTTATAAGATTCTGCTAATTCTTTTTTTTCTTTCTCAGCATTTTCTAAGAAATCATTTTCATTTTTTAATTTATAAAAAGTATATTTAAGAGTTATTTCTTCCCATGCTTTTATATCCCTTATAGCAATTAAATTATATGTATTATAATTTGTACCTACTGACTTTGCTTTCTCACAATTAGGGTTATCAGAATGATTTATAAAACCACCTAAAGGTGTACGAATTATTTCATCCTTAATTTTATAATGACTAACACCAAAGTTAACACCCTTTGGTGCAAATAATTTAGTAAACAATCCTAACCCTTGTATCTTACTTTTAGAAATGGTAAGGTTAATGCATTCATTTTCAGGTAAGGGTTGGTATAATTTTTTATTTTCCATCAACACGCTTTCCATAAGTTTTTAATTCTTCTTTAAAGTTATGAGTAATTTCTTCTACGTTAGGTTTCTTGTTAACTTCAGCTAAGAATACATTCTTATTAGCATACTTAAATACTCTTAAACCTTTACCATCATTAGTATCTGAATGACATTCCCATTTATGAGAACAATACTGACAACCAATAGGTAATGATTTGTTTCCACCTTTTGTTTCTGCTAATGAATAACATTTCTCAGGTGGTATTTTACTTTCTAAAGTTTCTTTTAAATTTTTAATTAGAGTAGGAACATTGGGTTTAGCTAACTCATCAGGTCTATACAAACATATATCTCCAGTTGATTTATCAACAACTAAGAAACCACCATGACTTGTACCCATACCTGTTTCATATCCTGATAGCTGGGCGAGATAACCAAATGGGTCATCACCAACTAACTCTCCATTCTTAAATTTTTTAAATCCAAAAGCTGAAGCTGACTTAACATCACAGACTTCTCCATCTACAACTGCATCTAAATGTCCTTTGATATTATCAATCTCCACTTTCTTTTGTTGATGCTCAACTTTATGACCAGCTAATTCTGCTAAGTATAAAACTAAATGTTCTAGTATATGACCATATAAAAATTTTAAATTTAAACTTGTATCATATTTTGCTGTTGCTTTTGGGCTATACTTATCATACCATAATTGTCTAGTAGGTTTACCTAGTACAGACATTCTTAACTTCCCATCTTTTTCTTTACTAGGAGTATTCCATGACTTAAAAGATTCCTTAATATTAGCAAGGAACTTATCCATATTTTCTTCTGTTATTTTAGCAGGTGTACCATCAGAGATATTAGCTATTAAAGATTTAATATCTGTAGCTAATGTACTAATGTGTTTCTGCCCAGTTACTTCCGATTTTATATTTTCCATCTAAAGGACACCTTATATTTAATTGTTTACCTGCATCTATAATTGATTGTACTGCTAACTTTCCAAACTCTTCGGCTCTACTTTCTTCAACCTCGTATTGAAATTCATCATGTACATTTACAACTGGAAATGCTTTTATTTGTTTTGTTATAACATTTTTATCTAGTAGTGTCAACGCTTTTTTCATAACACAACTTCCAGCACCCTGTAATAGGGTATTTAAAGCGGCATGAGGATGCCTAATTATGATTCTTCTTTGGTCGAGTCCTCTAATCCATCTCTTTTTAGAAACTCCATCCACCTTTTCTCGTAAGCGTCTAAGACTTGGCGTTGCTCTAAGAAATTTTTCTTTAACTCTATCTCCATCTCTTTCATTACCTCCAATGATGCTTCCGATTTTTTTGGAACCTGCTCCATAGATGAATGCATATATGAAAGTTTTGCTCTCATCTCTCGATTCCAAACCAGCAGCAATTTGATTTGTAGTGTGTATATCTCCATTAACGATTTCATGTATATAATCCTTATCATTCATGTAGTGTGCTAACATTCTCAACTCAAGTCCTGAAGCATCAACACCTACTAATTTATATTTATTATTAACCACCCATAATTCTCTGCACTCTTTACCATAGGGAGAATACACAGCAGGAACTTGAGCCATATTGGGCGACTGATGACTCATTCTTCCAGTAATAGTACCATTGGTAATTACTTTGCCATGTACTCTTCCATCTTCTCTTGTCGCTTCAATCCAAGAATTAACTTGAGCAATTCTTTTCTGAAGTGTGAGAAATTTTTTAATTAAATCAGCTTCAGGAATATTTTTAATTTTTGATAATACTTTTTCATCAACTATAGTATGTCCTTTTTCTGTTTTCTTTTTAGGTTTCCATCCTAACATGACTAGACGTTCAGCTATTTGCTGACGTGAACCTAAATTAAATTCTTTATATTTAACTTTAATAAAAGGAACTCCCTTTACATATCCTCTTGTTTTATTATTAGACTTAGGAATAAATTCTGTTTCTATTTTTAAAGGCGGAAATGTTTCTCTTACTTTACTTTGTAATATATTCATGTCCTCTTGGAACTTAGCTTGTAACATATTGGCTTCGACTATATCTATTTTAAATCCACGTTCATGTTGCTTCTGTATAATCTTAGCAACATCATGTTCTAATTTAATAGACTCTCCAAAATCTTCTGTTCTTTTAATTAAAAATTTATATAACTTTTGAGTTAAGTCTACATCATTACGACAGTAGGTTAACATCTCTTCACTAAAAAAATCAAACTGTTCAAAGTCTATTTTGTTCTTAGCTAATTTTAATCCCCAATTTTTTAATGAATGCCCACCCTCTATCATAGGAGATAATAGTCTTGATAGAATTAAGGTATCAGTTATCTTACAATGTTTAAATAAATCATAACCAAATATTTTATTTATAACTGGTATATCAAAACCAATTATGTTATGACCTATTACTTCATCAGTTTGTTTTATAAACTCTTCAAATCTATGAAGCTTATCTTGTCTGAATTGATAGTAGGTATCATTATGCTTACAAACAATACACCATATCTTATCAGCAGTCATAGTAGTTTCAATATCAAAAACTACTTGATTAAAAGTCATCTGACTTTACCTCAGCTAATCTCCCTGTTTCTCTATCATATTTTAAATCACAGCATGGACCAGTTATACCTGAGAATCTATTCTTCAATACTCTTATCCTAGTAGTATGTCGGATTTCTATATCATCGTTCTGTGCGTCTCTCTCAAGCCCTATAACGATGTCACTTAGCTGACCTATAGAAGCCGAACCTCTAAGTTGTGATAGTGAAGTTGCCGCACCCTCTTCATGTCCTTTACCATCAGGTCTTCTTAAGTGTGATACCACTATCATAGATACTCCAGTCTCTTGAACAAGTGTTCTAAGTCTAGTCATAATCTCATCTAATGCTCTTCGTTCATCTCCATGAGATTGGTCTGAAACTATAATACTAATATGGTCTATGATAATATACTTACAATCTAAACCTTTAGCTAAGAACCTAACTCTTGAAACTATATTGTCAATAGAGTTAGAACCAAAATGGTCAAACATATAAACTCTACCAGTACCAACTGTTGCATCAAAGTAAGTTGTCATTTCTTCTTTACTTACATGAACATCAGGTAAATGTAATCTTTGATTTGCTTCAACACTCATCAATCCTTTTGCAGTTATGACTGGTGTTTCTTCTAACATTAACAAACCAATCTTATCTTCAGTTGATTTTATAATGTGATGGATAACTTCTCTCATTACTTGAGTCTTACCTAACCCACTACCTGCAGTAAACGTCACTAACTCTGATGGTCTTAAGCCATAAGTTATTTTGTTTAATCCCTCAAAAGGATATTGAACAAATGATTTTGTAACTGGTTTAAGTACATCATCTAATAAAGTAGATGCATTTATAATTCCATCAGGTGCAAATTTCTTAGCATCCCAAAAAGTTTTAGTATAGATTTGTATTTTATTTTTAATTAAACAATCAGACGCATCTTTAAATCCTTCAGGTAGATGCATCACTCTACATTTTCCTGGAGAAAATAACTCTGCAACTTTCATAGCACCATCAAGACCATGCTTGTCATTGTCAAAGTTTACAATAACATTTTCAAATTGTTCTAACCATTCTAAACTTGCTTTAATATCTTTAACTGCTGAAGCAATACCATTCTTAATACTTACAACTGGTGTGTGGTATGTTCCTTTCAACATCATTTGATATGCTGATAAACAATCTATCTCTCCCTCTGTTATAATTACAAATTTATTTTTAGAAAAAAGATGTTGACCAAACAGTCCTGAGTTCTTTGTATTACCTACAATATTAAACTCTTTAAGTTTTGTATACCTAGTCTTTGTTGCAATCTTTGCTCCTTGAGTATCATGGTAAGGATAGTAATGATTAATAATATTACCTACATCATCCATCTTAACAGTCACTCCAAACTTTTTACAAGTTTGTTCAGAAATATTTCTATCTATAATTTCTGCATAGTCTGATTCTTTAGTAAAGTTTTTAACTTCGTATTCGTGATTACTATTTGTTACTGGTTGTGTTTCCATATTGTATTCCTTTATATATTTTTGACAAGAAAAACAATAAGCAGAGTTGTCTGCATTTACAGATACTGCATCAGTACTTTCACATAGTGGACAGGGTAAGTGATACTTAACAAATCCATTTTTATTTTCTTCCATTGTCGCCCTCATAATTATTTATAATTCATTCTAATAAAAAAGGAGAGCCAACCTAACTACAAGTCGACTCTCCTTAAGGAGTAGAAAATGAACAGTCATTTTACCGACTGAGTTAATATACTA